TAAAATAAAAAGTGAAAGGAAAATAAACTATGCCAGAACAAATAGTAGCAGATACTTCAGGTATTGCCGAAGGTGACGGTCACTTTCTGCACGAATATCCGGATATAATGGCCAACCCGGCTGCTAAAAACGCACTGGCGAAATATGACAGTGTACCTGCGGCATTGAACGGGGGCGTTGAGGCAATGACGGTAGTCGGCAGGCCGCATATCAATGTTCCAGGCGATGACGCGGACCAGACTGCGAAAGATAAATTTAAGGCACAGATAGCAGAGCATACCGGCGCGGTAGCTAATGTTGAGGATTTCAAGCTGGACGGACTCCGGCCGGACGGGTCGGATGAGACGAATTATAACTTCGCTGCCGAAAAAGCGTTTTTAGCGACGGCAGTTAATGCCGGTATGAACCAGGAACAAATGGCGGCGGTTTTAAAAAATTACAATGATGTTATGGTTGCACAAGACACTCAAGCCATTGCCGCTGATAAGGCCGCTCAGGACGCTGCAGTTGTTAAGTTGACCGGTGACTTTGGCGGAGCAGATGGCTTTAAAGTCGCTTCTGAACTGAATACCCGATGCCTTGAGGCCTTCGCCGATGCTGAAACCGCAAAGCTGATAGAAGACAAAGGTATGGGTAATCATGTAGGATTCTTTAAGTTTATAAATGAAATGGCTAAAATGGCGGTTAAAGAGGGTCGGACAATGCCCGCCTCAGCTCAGAAGGGTCAAAAGACCGGCGGAGCACTACGGTATAAGAAAATGGAAGAAAGAGCGACGGAGAATGGGTAATGGTTAAATGTGAACACAGAGAAGATGATATTGTAGGGTATACTATGTCAGGGATTCCTATAACAAGGAAAGTAGCCCGGGAAATACATGAAGCTGCACCTGCTTTTATGGGAGACCCTGATGCGGAAGTATATTGTTGTGGTTTTACCAATCAGCTCAGAAGGGTTAAAAGAGCGACGGAGAACGGATGAGTAAGGGTAGTAAACGTCGCCCGATGTTCATAAGCGAAGAGCAGTACGCCGAGAACTTTAAAAGGATATTTGGAAAGGCTGAAACGATGGCAAAAGCAAATGGAACTAAAAATGGTGGTGGTAGAGGCAAAGGGAAGGGCAGGTAAAATAGTGGCAGAAACAAAGGGATCACCGACGCAGGAAATGGCGAGATGGCAAGCGGAAAGCGATGCCAGATCACTTACGGAAGCTAAGGCCATTACTCTGGACGCTGATAGATTTAAAGCTGCCGAGAAAGCGGCTAAGAGACTCGCAAAAGAAGAAGCCGAACGTGCTAAATCGCAAAAAGATAGTAGTAAAGCAATGAATGATCTGTCGAAAGGCAGTTTGAACTATTCTGGTATGAATAAACGAAATAAAAAATTAAACTAACCCTCTAATGCCGGCCCGCAATGGATACCCGGCGACAAGAGGGGAGAGTCCCCGGACACTCCTGAAATGGACCCGGGTGCAAGCCTAAAAGAAGGTCGCTGGCCGGACGCATCCGGCAAGGCGAGCCCGCGAAAGCGGAAACCTCCCGAAATTAACTAATTGAATGAGAATTTAATTTAATTTTAGGAGATTTTCTAATGGTTATTGCAAATGCGACACAGACAGTAAATAGTCAGCTCACATTTAGAGAGCTGTCTAATCGCCTGGCACCAGGTGATAAGGACCTTGCGGAAATCGCCGAGGTCATGGAAGAGAAAAACGAAATGCTTCTCGATATTCCATGGTTCCAGGCTAATCAGGTCCTTTCCGAAAAGATCACACGCAGAACATCACTGCCGTCAGGGACATTCAGGAAAGCATATAAGGGTGTTCCTACTAAGGCATCGACTACCCAGGTAGTTATCGAGCCGGTATCGCTCCTCGAAACACTATCCGATATCGATGAGGATATAGTTAATAACGCACCTGACCCGCAGGGATTCCGCAGGGGTGAGGATGTAGCGTTCGTTGAAGGACTTTCACAGCAGCTTGCAGATGCTTTTTTAGAGAGCGAACAGGCGGGCGATCCAGAGCAGTTCGACGGTCTTAAGATACGCCTCAACGATCTTGACCAGACGAATGTTATCGACGGTGGCAACTCCGGCGGGACCAGTGTATACGGCGTCAACTGGGGCCGTCGCAAAACTTACGGTATCTACCCTGCCGCCGGTGCTAATCGAGGCACACTCGGTCTGCAGATGATCGATAAGGATATCGTCGATAAGCTCGACAGTGATGATTATACTTATCACGTATTCCGGACACAGTTCAAGTGGTGGAATGGACTGGCGGTTAAGGATGAACTTACCACTATCCGTTACGCCAATATCAACGCTACTATCGGCGGAACAAATAGCTTTAATGAGAACAAGCTCATTGAACTGTTGAATCGTAACCACATGAAGGGACTGGGAGCACGTCTGTATGTCGGTGTTGAGGTTATGACCCAGATGCAGATAAGGCTTAAAGATAAGGGTAACGTCAACTTTGATAAAGTCAACGGACTTGGCGGAGTTGCGGTTATGACGTTTATGAATATACCTATCAGGCAGCTTGACGCTATTAAGACCAATGAGAGTACGGTTACTTCGTAGTTGAATTTTGAGTTTGAGTTTTTGAAAAGTTAATCAGTTAAATAGTTAATCCTTTTAAGGAGTGAATATTATGTTTATGGACAGTATTTTAGAATTCTGGGATGCCCAGGCATTAACATCTGCAGAAGAGAGCCGTACTAACGGTAATATCCTCGATATGGAAACCTACGGTGCTACGGACGCTCAGTTGGGGTTCCTATGGTGGAACCTGGCGGTAAGTACGGCAGAGGACGGCACACTGACAAGTGGCGGTTATTTCCAACTTGTTACTAGTGATTCGGAGACATTTGCAACGGGTACAGGCGGCGAGCAGGTACTCGGCTCTTTCGGCTCGGCTGAAAATCCGTTGTTCACAGCTCAGCTCGTTGCGGGTGCACGGTTCAGCCTGGCGGTTCCGTTGTATGTACTACACAAATACGTCGAGTGCGAATGGCTGATAGTCAGCCAGTCGGCAGGCGATTTGGTTGTTGATTCGTGGCTGGGTATGGAACCTCTGAGCGATTTGAATATTCAGAAGGAACCTTCGTAACAACTTGAGCTTTTGTTTTTTGGGCTTTTGTTTGTTGAATTAAAAAGTTAATTTTCTCTTATTTTAGGAGATAGAATCATGAAGAAAATATTTATTATTTTGTTCCTGTTAATGGTCCAGGTGATACAGGTACAGGCTTTAACAAAAGAAGAATACCTGGCTGGTGGTGATTATATAGGGATGAAAAATACACAGTTCGATCCCTTTTATCTTCACCTGGTGGATTACGAAGCTCTCGAAAGCGACGAGATAGGGACGGGTTCGAAGTTTTATCTGGACTCCGCTATATCCGGAGCGACTGCCGGAACGTCATGGGCTACGGCTGTCGATACTTTGAAAGAGGCTATCGCCCTGTGTGCGAATAACAACGGTGATATTATTTACGTTGCTCAGGGACATGCCGAGACTGTTACTCACGCCTCCGCTCTTATTGCCAATAAAGCCGGTATCACTATTTACGGCTTTGGCGAAGGTGAGGACATGCCGGAAATTTCGTTTATAACTAACGCCACCGCAGAACTGACGATTAGTGCTGCTGACGTAACGATTTACAACATTCGGTTTTTGAGTAATTACGAGGGCGGTTTGACTGCCGGTATAGTTATCGACGGCGACGGTGATGGTACGCGGATTATCGGCTGTGAGTTCAGGGAAACTTCTGACACTTACGAGATGCTGATAATGATTAATGCCGCTGCTGCCGCTGACGAGTTGGTTATCGCCGGTAACAGATTTATCGGTGTAGCCGGCGGCTCTGATACGGTTGCTATCAATCTTGCAGGCGCTTCAAGTCAATCGGTTATTGCGGACAACTACTTCTACGGCGACTGGTCTGATTACGTTATCAAGAACGGTGCTACTTCATTGAGTATGCTCATTGAGAACAACACAATCAACAACCTCGATACCGGAACCGGTAAGTTGATGAGTTTTTCAGCTTTATCTACCGGCAATGTAGTTGGTAATAAATGTTACGGTAACGGAGCGACGTTTGCTTTTGTCGGTGCTGCGATGTTCGTATCGCCTGACAATGTTTTCATGCAGACCGAAGCTACGGCTGCGGTTACAAGAAACTTCGAGTCCATGCTGGGCGCGTATACCGGCCCTGTAAGCGGTGCCGCTATCGACGATAATGTCAAAGCTGCAACCACCCTTATTAAGACCGATACCGCTGCGATTATCGAAGATTTTGAGACTTATGGTTTGGATGAGTTAACATCCAATGATGACCGTAGTGCATCTTTGGCTTATCCTGATTCGATAGTCGCTGAATCTGTCTTTAATTTTTTAATGTCAAAAACTCTTGCAGTGGATACGTATGATTACACCACCGACTCTTTAGAGATGCAGCATGATATAATTGGTGCGTATACCGGTGATTTGGGTGCAAACGATGACGATAGTGTAAAATCCGACGTTGATTTACTGCAAACCGATGTGACCAGTCTTATCGCTGCGATAGTCGCAATGAACGATAGCGGTTATGTAGGGACTTGTACGACCAATTCCAGCCAGACTACCGCTGTTGTTCCCCTGTTAGCTGGTTTCGATAATGATTATTTCAATACCGGATGGTCCATGATTTGTATATTACGCGATACCTCCGCCGGTACTGCCCCTGAAGGTGAGATAATAGATATTATCAATTATGTCTCAAACACCGGCACGTTTACCGTATCGGAAAACTTTTCAGTGGCATTGACTGATGGCGACGCTGTTATGGTCAGGCGTACCGAAGATTTGGAACTCGATATGCCGACTGCGTTGGGTAGTGCCGGAACGATTCACTATGTCGATAGTGGAGCGGCAGGTGACGCTACTGGTCTGACGTGGGAAAATGCTTATCTGACAATACACGCTGCCGAAGCTGCTGTTACTACTGCCGGTGATGTTGTCTATATCGCCGATGGTCATAGTGAGAGTATCAATACGGGCGGTACGGACTTCGATGTAGCTAATATTTCGTGGATAGGTATGGGCGAAGGCGATGCCCGTCCGGTATTTATCGCAGATGCTTCCGCTGATGATTTTACTCTTGATGCCGCCGGTATTACCATGAAAAACTTTCGGATGCAACCCAGTGCGACCGCAGAGACTTCCGCTATTCGGGTAGAAGATGCCGGTATCGGCTGTACGATTGAGAATGTCTCATTTATTATCGGCGTAGCAGCTGACGATGAATTTGTGATTTGTATTGATGTTGACGCCGCAGCTGACAAGCTGACCGTCAAGGATTGCACATATTACAATACCAACGCTACTACTGCTCACACATCCTGTTTCGTGGACCTTTCCGAAGCGGCTATCCAGAATACTACGATAACCGGGTGTACTCTTTTCGGTGAGTTTGCGAATGGTGCAATTTATTGGGCGGCTGCTATTCCGCTCAACCTGGCTATCACAGACAACATAATAAGCAATACAACCGCGGCTAAGTATTGTATCTACGGCACTGGCGCTGCAACGGGCGTGTTGACCGACAACAGGTTTTACTCAAACGATTACGCCACAATGCTTGACCCAGGTGAATTGTTTTGTTCAGGCAATATTGGAGCTGACGATCACGACCAGCAGGGCATACCTGTACCAATTAGTGCTGAAACAACGGATGTTACCGGAGTTGCTGATGGTTCTAACCTTGAACGACTGGAATGGCTACAGGACAAATCTGACGACATTCTGGCTGCTCTTGGCAGAGATGGTACGGCTGAGAACATCTTCTACGTTGATGCAACTGGTGGTGGTGCCAGTAATACCGGTCAATCCTGGGCAGAGGCCGACAGTACCTTGAAAAAAGGTATAGACCACTGTACTACTGATACCGGTGCGATTATTTTTGTAGCTGCGAACCACCTGGAAACTTTTGTCGCTTCGCAAGCTGTTGACAATGCCGGTATAACGATATGGGGTTTGGGCGTAGGCGAATCACGCCCGCAGTTTATATACACTTCGGCTGACGAATGTTTAGCTCATACCGTTTCCGATGTGATGTACAAAAACTGCATATTCCGTGCTATAACTGTTGATCCTACGGCAGCCGTAACTTTGAATGCTTCCTCTGACGGAACTGTGTTTGAGGACTGTGAGTTCAGAGGCGACCAGGCTGGCATTGAGTTTCTTAGTTCGATTACGGTGGCAAGTGATTGTGATGATGTCAGGATTACCAGATGTAAGTTTGATAATGTCGGCGGAGATAATGCAACCGCTGCTATTACGAATATTGCAGGCATTACTGATGGTATGATTGTCGAAGATTGCGAATTTAGAGGCGTATGGTCGGTAGGAGCGATTAGCTCTGACGATGCCGATACCGGCGTAATAGTTCGCAATAACAGTGTTCAAAACACCGAGACTGGTGTAGGTGCGATAGTATTTTCTTCTGCCGCTACAGGTGAATTATCCGACAACAGATGCTATGGCGATACCTGGGGTGTGATAATCGACCCAGGTTCACTGAAATGCTTTAACAACTATGTCAGCCATGAGATCAACGAAAATGGATACCTGTTCCCCGCCCAGAGACAGAAGATTGACTCTGTTCATGGTACAGGACGGGTCATTTATGTCGATTCCGGTGCTACCGCCGGTGGCGGTGGGACGTGGGATACCGCGTTCAATACCGTCGATGCCGCTATGGACGACTGTGTAGCCGACCGTGGCGATACGATCTATGTCGCTCAAGGTCATCATGAAAAAGAAGCAGCCACCGGCCCCATATTTACTATGGATGTCGAAGGTGTCTCGGTGATCGGAATTTCCAACGGAACACCTTCCGGCGTTATCACTACCGGTGATGTAGCAGGCACAGACAGCCAGATGCCGGTATTTGTCTTAGACCATGTTGACGCGGAAGTATCTATAACAGCGGCAAACTGCCGATTACAGGGCATCCGTATCGAGTCTGATATTGCCGATTGCAAAATTGGTATTGTTATGAGCAATGCCAGTGATGGTTCGGTTATTGAAGGTTGCGTTTTGAGCGATGGTGCTGCTGGCGAAGAACTGCTGGTTGGTATCCAGGTTGCTGCCGACGCCGATGCCGTTCGACTTTTGAATAACAGGCTAACGACCGTTGTAACCGGCCAGTGTACTATCGGTATCGAACTGGTAGGCGGTATGGACAACGGTGTTATTAAAGGTAATCGTGTTAACGGAACGTATGCGACGGCGGTTCTAAAGGCCGATGACGCTGCTTCTGTTAATATACTCATCGAGGATAACGTATTTATCACCGAGACTGCGATTGCCTCTGTTCTGCTCAATGCGGCAACTACAGGGATTTTTTGCGACAACTATCTTGGTACTGGCGAAACAATGCTAAACGGTTTAACAGGAGATACGGCTATATGGTGCTTTGAGAACTATATTTCAGGTACTCACGGTGCAAGCGGTGTGATTACCCCTGCTGTTGATACTGACTAAAGTTTAACGACCTGGGCGGTTTACCGCCGCCCGGGTCTTTTCTTAAGGGATAAGAGATGAAACGTATTCTGATTGTGATGTTGATATTGTTTCTGTCCGGAAATTGTTTCGCCGCTGCAATCGCACAATGGAAGATGAACGAAGATGCTAACGATGCTGTTGTAGCTGATTCGGTCGGTAGTTATACAGGAACATTCGTAGATGAGAATGGTGCCGCCGCTGTTACGAGCGACCATAATACTACCGGTCATATAAACGGAGCTTTCGAACTTGACGGTACGAATGACTATATCACCGTTGGCGACGCCGCTGCTTTCACACCGGATGGTACGCCTTTGAGTATCACTGCATGGGTAAGCCTGTCGGCTGACGAGGGTGCTCTTGACTTTATGATAATCAATAAGAAAGGTACAGCTCTTGAATGGAGCTTTAATGTTGGTGGCGATAACCTGTACCTTACTCTATATGATGAAAGTGCGGCTCAGGCTAAAATTGGTAGATACGATTCCACGACGGATTATGCTCTTTACGAAGGTGCCGGCTTTATCTTTGTTGCAGGTACCTATGACGGTGGTTCATTGTCCAGTGGTGTTAAATTGTATCTTGACGCCGACAAAGTTGATGACAGTAATGATATTAACGGTACTTTTGTTAATGTCGATGATTCTAACGAAGATTTGGCTATGGGTATCGACGGCGCAAGTGTAGCAAAAGGCGTTATTGACAATGTAGTTATCTACGATACCGAGCTTACGCAAGCCCAAATTACCAGTCTCTATAATAACGGTACCGGTACTGAATCAGTTAGTGTCAGTGTTAATACTCTGCGACAAAGAACTCGCGGGCGTGAACGGTAAAAAATAATGCTAAATTTGAAAAGAAAGGAAAGTATTATGAAAACATTAAAATCTATTGCTTTGGCAGGAATATTAATAACGGCATTTTTGTTCATCTGCTGGCCGACATACCCGCCGGAGGCGAGGGCCGCAACGTGGATCGTAGAGGATCAGACGCTTACGATAAGTGCGGTCGATGCTACTATCCTGGATGGAACCTCAACCAGCCGTACTTATATGGCATCTGACAGAGTATCGACGTATTCAGTACATATCGATGACCGTGCCGACTGGGTAGAGGTGCACCTGTACTCGACGGGCAGTGATACGGACGGCGATAGTGCGAAGATAAATATCTACGGCTACGGAAAAGATGGCCCGGCGATGCGGATATATGAGGCGACGACCTTTACCTTAGGTACGGCTGTGGCGCCCGGTTCTGGATTATATGCCGATACTATATCAGGGACCGATAAGCATACCGAAACCGTTGAAGTAGCTGATAGTGCGAGTAATACTATTTGTAAACTCAAGATCGATATGGCAGGTCTCCAATGGCTGTACTTCGAGCCGGAAACGTTTACGGGTATAACAAATGTCATTATCCAGGTCAGGAGTTATGGTTTCGCAAAGTAAAATAAAAAAACTGATATGTACTTTGATATTGGTTTGCGCCTCGAGTCAGGTACTCGGCTTTGACAGGGATATATATCCCAACGATAACCGTAAATATTATCGGCCAGGCTCGATGGCGACGCTAAAACATAACCTCCTTTCCGTTACTCACGGAGATACAACTCCGGCGACGGCGGTTAAAGGTGATATAATCTACGCTTTGACCAACGGCGACTGGCGCGACCTGCCGATAGGAGATAATAACGATATACTGGGGATAACAGCGGGGCTGCCTGGCTGGCAGGCACAGACATTTAGAGATCACGGCGGATTGTCCGGCTTATCAGATGACGATCATACAATATATCTATTAGCCGACGGTACACGCGACCTGACGGGCGATTGGGTAATAGCTGCCAATAGTATTACTCTTACAGCAGGCAAACTTAGCGCTGCGAATCTTGATGTTGAGGGGTACGGTTATTTTGGTTCATTATTTATTGATGCTACAACAGGTCCTCTTGCTCATGAGTTTTTGAATCATGATGACGATTTGTATATTATAAACAATCATGACGCTAAGAGTATTGTTTTCAAGTTAGGGACAAGCATAGAGGACGTTCTTACATTAACGGAAGGAACACCTGACCTTATTTCGATTCCAGACAGCACTCGATTAACTTTTGGTGCAGGGGGCGATTTAATTCTCTATTCTGATGGGACGAACGGCGTATTATTTGCAGATTCCAGTTTAAGAGTTGGCGCTGGAACAATTAATTATACAGCGTTTTCCCCGGCTGGAGGAATATCGCAGGTAGGGGCGGCAACTGCAAGTTTTAATGCGACGACAGTAACAAGCCTGACAGACGGAGTTGCCACTTTGACGGGCGGTTCATTAACGGATGCTGTAGACATATCATGCACTGGCGACCTTTCCGTAGGGGGAGATGCAACAATAGAAGGTGCCTTTGAAGTTACAACCGGTGGCGAAACTGTAGCAACGCTTACATCTACCAATCATACTAACGCATACTTAGATTTTATGAGAACAGGTAATGCTTATACCGATTGGAGAGTCGGTAATGGTGGAGGCGAGTATCAATGGAGAACAAGTGCTGATGACGGAGCAAATTGGTCTACAAGATTAAAACTTACTTCTCTTGGAAATTTAGTATTTTCTGATAATAGAGAAGTGAGATTTGGAGATAACCCTGATAGATTTGCAACCTTACAATGGGAAAACCACCAAGTCCCTGAAACTTTTGTAATTGGCTTAAATGATGACGCTGATAGTACCCATTCAAGAAGTATGATTATTTGTGGTGATTTGGATGTCGCTTTCAACTTTGCTCATCCTGCTCAGCTTAATCCGACCTTGTTTGTCCATTCAGATAATCAAGCGACAGACGAATGGATTAGCTTTACACACAATCAGACAAACGGGGTAATTGAAATAGGCAAAGGCGTTCTTGATTTGCCAGCTACTAATATCGGCGACGGCACAAATGATACTCGAATATCGGCGACAGGCAACGTAGTCCTTCCTGCTGGTGCTATTGGCGTTGGTCGTGCGCCACTTAAATTTACTGATGGCACAGCCTTGACGACTCCAGAAACAGGAGCATTGGAATTTCACGATAACAGACTTTATATGACAAATAAATCTGTTCGTAAGGCTCTCGACAGAACAAGCGATGTAAAACTGACTACCACTACTGTTGACGGAGATGCCGGGGCACAAGGAACAACTGAAACAGAAGTGTATTCGGCATCAGTTCCTGCTGGCTCTTGGGTTGCAGGTAATTTCTTAAAGATGTTTATGGCAGGGGATTTAACCAACAAGGTTGGGGCTGCCGGTCATACTATTACGATGAGAGTTTATGTTGGCTTGGATGAAGTAGCTACTATTCTTTCAACAGCCGCTAAGTTTACAAATGCTTGCTGGCATATTAAGGGTTTTGCTACTGTGCGAAGCGTTGGAGGTTCAGGAAGTATGGCTTGGCACGTGGATATGACTATAGAAGGTGATAATTCAACTGATTCCTGTGCCGTTGAAACGATAGACACTACCGGTGCATTAGATATAACCGTAACTGCTCAATGGGGAACTGCTGATGCAGCTAATATATTTACCTGCACAATGGGTTTAATGGAATATAAAAACTGAGGAAAGACAATGGCTAAAATGACAGAATTTCAGACGGCAACGGATATATGTAATTTAGCGTTAATCCAGGATGGTGCGGATCTGATAGACACTCTCGCCGATAGTGATATCTCCGACAATGCTCAACTCTGCCGCAAACTGCTGCCGGTGATTACGAGTACTTGCCTGGCGAGAGCAGAGTGGAGTGGACTAACGAAATTTGCTGACCTGGGTGGGGAGGTAACTGTAGCTGAACAGGCGGACTGGGAGTATGTCTTCAACCTGCCGGACGATTGCCTGCAGGTGATTGCTCAGATAGATGAGGGTGATCATACGAAGAAATACGCTCATATAATAAAAGGGCGGCAACTCTTTACCAATAACTATTCCAATGACGACGGAGTTTCGGCTTATATAGATTATATAAGCGTTGGTGATGTATCAAAGTATTCGCCCGGGCTGATCGAGTATATCGCATTAAAATTGGCGCTGGCAATGGCTCCTAAACTTATGGGGATATCTGAAGAGAGCCAACTGCATATTCAGGGTATGCAGAGAGAATTGAGATTGCGGGTCCTGCCGGAGGCAATAGGACGTAACCAGGCTGAGGGTGATATGGAAGGTGGAAACGATGAAGGTGAAAGTACATGGCTGACTGGAAGGTGAAAAATGAATAAAATAGTAACTAAAATATTCACGATATTATTCATAATATTATTCATATTGGGGGGGGCAACAGCTTTTGGTCTGCTGACACCGGCGATTAATAAGTTTAATGCAGGTGAAGTTTCGCCTCTGATGTTAGCGAGAAACGATTTTGCCAAGTATCTGAACTCCTGTAATCAACTGCAGAATATGATAGTGCGGTCGCAAGGGCCGGTATCGAGGCGGCCTGGTACTAAGTTTATCGCAACAACAAAAGATAACGAAGAGGTAAGGCTAATACCTTTCGAGTTCTCGAAATCCGATACCTACACGCTGGAGTTCGGTAACCTATATATGAGAGCGTTTCGAAATGGCGGGCAGGTACTGGACGCTAACGACGACCCTTATGAGCTGACAACAACCTTTACGACAGCCGAATTGGCGGATATCCAGTTCGTTCAATCGGCTGATATAATGTGGCTGGTCCATCCTGATCATGAAGTGCAGGAACTTACTCGAACGGGTCATACATCATGGACGCTTACCGATGAGGATCTGATAACAGGGCCATTTATCAACAGGAACACTACTGACACAACGATAACACCTTCGGCAACTACCGGCTCGATTACATTAACGGCGTCGGCGGCGATATTTGAGGCCAATGACGTTGGCTCTATCTGGCAGATATCGACCATCGTGGATAATAACTCGGTTTCGGGATCGTTCACCAGCGAGGCTAATTCAACGACGGTATCAGTATTAAAGACGCAGAACTATATCTTTCTAACACATTTTACCTGGACAGGAACGGTTATACTCCAAAGGTCCTATGACGATGGCAGTACCTGGCGTGATGTTGTGACGAGGGCTTATAAGGACAATGGTAATCTCGACTATTCACCAGACGGCGGTGAAAAAGTCGCTGAGGCACTCTACAGGGTAAGAATGAACGCTTATACATCGGGGACGCTTTATTATAACTTCGAGGCCCTGACAGTCGAACTTGATGGCGTCGTGGAGATAACTGCATATACATCTACGAAGGTTGTTACAGGGACGGTGAAGAGTACGCTGGGTAATGCTACGGCGACTACCGAATGGGCGGAGGGTTACTTCGGGAAGAAGCACGGATGGCCGGAGACGGTCGTTTTTCACGGGGAACGGCTGGCCTACGGTGGTAACGAAGATTATCCGCAAACGATATGGATGTCGCAGACTGGAGACTATAATAATTTCACTGCGGGGACGCTGGCAGCTGACGCCGTTATCTATTCTCTGCCAGGCCAGAACCCGATCCAGTGGATGGCTTCTCAGGACTTTCTTTTCACCGGGACGCTAGGCGGTGCCGGCAAACTTGGCGGTAACAGCCCGCAGGATGCGATATCTGCCGAGGAGCTACCAACTTATCGGTCGCAGACATATACCGGCTCGGCGGCTGTTCAGGCGGTTATAGCTGATGATCAGATACTATTTGTGGAACGCGGCAGCAGGAGGCTCCGCGAGTTCGCTTTTAGTATCGAACACGATAAATATGTTTCGCCTGACCTTACATTATTAGCTGAGCATATTACAGAGTCGGGGATAAAGGAAATAGCCTATCAGGAGCGGCCTGAATCGATTTTATGGTGTGTTCGTGACGATGGCGTCTTATTATCATTTACATACAAAAGGGCTCAGGAAGTTATTGCATGGGCCAGGCACGTTACAGATGGCACGGTAGAGAGCGTAGCAGTGATACCAGGGGATGAGGAGGATGAGGTATGGCTGATAGTCAACAGAACCATCGGCGGGGCTACAAAGCGATATGTGGAGCAATTACAGCCATTCGACTGGGGAACCGATCAAACGAATATGTGGTTTGTCGATTCAGGGTTGCAGTTCGACGGTGGACCATCGGTTTTGATAACGAAAATTACACAGGCCGATCCGGCGGTAGTTACAATGTCAAGCTATCCGGTTGATGGCGATGGCGATGATCTTGAAGATGGCGATCAGGTACAGATACGTTCGGTTGCAGGAATGACCGAAGTTAACGACAAAATATATACGATATCAAACGAGAATACATCAGCAAAAACGTTCGAGCTACGGGACTCTACCGACGCCGTTGATATAAACTCTATAGGATTCACGAAATATACCTCCGGAGGGACATCTCAGCGGATGGAGAATACTTTCGGCGGACTATCACATCTTGAGGGTAAAACGGTGTCTATGCTGGTTGATGGCGGGACTGTGGCCGATGAACTCGTGGCCGCCAGCTCGATAACTATTGATAGGTGGGCCAATAATGTAGTGGCAGGACTGCCGTATACCAGTATATTAGAGACCATGCCGATAGTGTTCAACGGCCAGACCGGAAATGCAATGGCACGAATAAAAGCGATTCGCAAAGTTACATTTGATTTCTATAAGACTCTCGGTGTAGAATATGGTGTCGATGCCGATAATCTGCGGCCTATAAACTTTCAGACTACAGAAACGCCGCTAAGCGATGCGGTACCATTATTTACAGGGAAAAAACCGGTAACGTTCCAGCACGGATACGAGAGGCAGAGTACAGTATATATTCAGCAGGATAAACCGTTACCAGTAACGATTAGAGCTATAATACCGGAAATTGAGATTTTTAACTGATTAAAAGCAGAAAGATTGTAAATGTCTGAGACGGCAGTTAAAACGAAAGTTGATACTACGTGCCTAAAGCACTTCGAGTTTATCGAATACAAACCGGAACATGCTATCGAGATAATAACCAACGGAGCAAAGGAGCCGGGGCTGGTTTTCACTAAACTTACCGCCGAATGGGCTCAGATAATGGGTCAGAAGGGGCCGTGTACTACAGGTATATTCGATGGTAAAGTAGTTTCCTGTGCCGGTATATTCCTGGCATGGCCGGGAGTGGGTGAACAGTGGGCGGTGAACGTAAAGGCGATTGGTGATTATCATATCGACCCGCAAATCGGTAAGAGATGGCTGTACAACCAAATTGATGAATACAAACTATGGCGGGTTCAGGTACCGGCGAGAAGTGATTTCCCGGTTGGAGAAAGTTATCTGCGATGGCTGGGATTCGAGTTCGAGGCTACTTTGGAAAATTATCATCCAGACGGAACGGATGCACGGATGTACAAAATAATAACTAAAAAGTACCTTAATAATAAGGAGACTTGATAATGCCTTTTTTATTATTTGGAGCGGCGGCGGTACCGGCAGTAGCGGCAACGGCAACAGCTCCGGCAGTAGCGGCAACAGCAGCTACAGGAGGTCTGTTTGGTACTGCTGGCGCTTTCTCACTTGGAACCGCTATATCCTCGGTGGCAGGTATCGTCGGTACCGGAATGGCACTGGGGGCGGGGCAGGCTTCCGACCAGGCGGCCCAGGACGCGGCTAAGCAGAACGCAGCGAACCTCAGAGCCCAGGCGGCTCAGGAAGAACTCGTAGCCAAAGAAGAGCAGAAAGGGATAAAAGAGGATAAGAAACGCAGATCGTCGAGGTTGAGAGTATTGGCCGCCAATGCCGGAATCGATATGGCGGGGACCCCACTATTACAAGCCGAGGAAATCGCAGGGGTATTCGAGGAAGAAAGACTACTCGCCGGTCAGGCGGGACGACAGCGAGGATTCGGACTGGAGACCAGGGCCCGGCAGGAAATTCAAAGAGGTAAGAATATAAGAAGAGCCGGTCGTTTCAGGACGGGAACTACACTATTGACGGGCGTGGGACAGTTAGCGTCGCGATTTGATGCGGCTTAAAATTAAATAATAAAAGGTGAGATTATGCCAAGTTTAGCAGGGATAAGAAGGCGAAAGCCACGGGCGACACCGGCGGCGATAATTGATCCGGCGATAGGGCAGATCGTGCCGAACGCGGTAAGCCTGTTCGGCAGTGCTATTGCCAGTGACGGGGGGGCTGTGGGTGATCTGATCGAACGCAGGAATACCGAACTGGCAAAAGCTGATTTTGTGGGTATGAAAGCTGGGACCGCAGTGGCCCGTAACAAGTTCCTTAAATCGCTGAGGACGACTGACCTGGACTATAACGGAATAAATGATGCGTGGGTTGACTTTAAGAAGACGAATTTTAAGACCATCGGCAATACAACAAAACAGCGAAAGGCTCAAAAAGAATACGGTATGTACATAAGGGGTATTACCCCGCAATGGGATAGAGACGTTGATAATATCGCGTGGGCAGTTTCAGCTGACAGAGCGAAAGTTAAAGTTTATAATTCAGCGGTATCTCAATTGCAAACGAATCCATCGTTCGATGAAGGACTGATATTAGCGAATGATGCTATTGAGGGAAACAGCTTACTAACTTCGGAACAAAAGGACATGGCACTTGCAAATGCGGTTATTGAAACTAATCCGCAATGGTACCTCGATAATGTCGATGCCGAAAAGACGAAGGAACTGTTCGCTTTGCTGTCGAGTGAACAGAAGAGGTCGCTGGAAACAAAAGCACGCTCTAATATCAGTAGGATACGGGCGGACCAGCAACAGGCGAATAAAATACTGAATGAGGAGACACAAAAAGAAGCTTTCGACCTTATGAGGAAGAATGAACTTACCGATACCTGGGTACAGGTGAATCGTCCGAATATGACGGCAACTTTTTACGGACAGATTAACAAATATCTGATCGACCAGGCGGAGAATCAGAAAAAATTTGATGAGGACCTTGTTAAATTCGAGGATGAGGATAATAGAACGACATTCATTAAACTGAACGCAGCTAATAAAGAGAAGGATCTTAATACGCTGCAAAAAGAAGTGAACCAACTTGTAAAATCTAAGAGGATGAAAGTTACCGATGGTGAAAAATGGACAACAAAGATCAATGCAAAAAGGCCGCAAGTACAGGTAGACCAGGTAGTAAAAAGCGATCTTGAAGCGATGGCTAATGATATCCCTCTCGGGTCAGTTACAAAAGATGAGGTTTTGAGCGCCACTAATCAGGCCTGGCTTATTGAGGGCACCATAGATGACAATGCCTACGATGAGATACGGAAACTGATCGAGCGGGAACATAAATCATATCAGTCAACGGCTATTAAGGAAGGTGTCAATTACGGACAGGGACAGCTCGTTACGGTTACGCAGGGTGTTGTGGATATTCTTATCGCTAAACAGTTGACCGGAGAAGAAGTTGATATCGAGACGGCTATAGAGAAAAGAGAGCTGGAACTATGGAACATGGGACAGTATCGCAAAGCACTCAACGACTGGCTGACCGCTCATCCAGAGGCTGAATCAGATGAGATATATATTGAGAGTAGGAAACTGATCACTCAGTACAGACGGCCATTGACGGAGATAAAAACGGCCAGGGACGACTTCGAACAGCGATTGACATCCGGAGAGAAAATACCGCCGGCCAGAATAAAAGCCCGATTCGAAAATTCCATCAGGGTAGCAGACCCGAGCGGTCGGACTGGCTGGAGTGAAGAGGGTATATTTGAGACGGAACTGAAACCGCGTGGTTTTACAAGAGTAGGAGCAGATGCCGAAGGTAGTAAAAACAAAACCGAATAAGGATCCGGCCGAGCTGGATGATAGCTTCATTCCTGATGAAGCACTGGACGAATTCTTTATCCCAGACCCTAACATCGCCCAGCAGCAGTTGCCGCCGACAGACACATTTGCCGAGGTCCTTACTAACCCGGTAGAGGCGGGCAAGCGGGCGGAAGAGACACTTAAGATCGCGGCGGAGACGGGCAGGTCGGTATTCGATGTAGAACGGGACTTCCAGTGGACACCGGAACGGGTTGATGAGGTCAAGAAACGATTTGGCAGGGTTCTTAATCCACTGGCCGAGGTGTCGCCGTTGTGGCCCCCGCCTGTTGATGAGGTCGCCCAGCAGGTAGCATTGAAGTTCTGGTGGCGGGACGAGGGACAGTTCCTGCCGCCTGAAGTACTGACCGAACTTGGTATTGAGGGAGGAGAAAAGGTCCCGACGACCGTCGATCTCATACAGCTGCAGAAGAAAATACAGTCCGATCTTATAAAAGGCCACCTGAATATTAAGGTTCCTAAAGAGATTTCAGAAGATCCCCTGCAGGACATGCTTACTTTCCCGACCGGCCCCGCCGATCCCACAGAGCCACCCGCCGATGCCCTGGATCCCAAGACGGCTGATATAATAAAGTATGCCGCCCAGGAGGATGTTGATTTTCTGGCCGAGTACGTTAAACAGAACCCGATAGCTTTACCGGATAATGTTGTCAGGGCGATTAACGATGAAGTTCGGATAAGAGAGATAATGCCCAAGGCCCTGGCGGAGATAGCTGAGAAGCCGTTCCTCATCGTCGGCGGTACCGGATTCTTCGATAGTATAACATTAGGTTCAACAGGATTCGCCCATCGGAAAGGTGTTGACCTGTTCGATAAGTTTTATGGTGTTGAAAAAGGTGAAGTTGCAAATGTGCTTGCGGCGGTTGCACGTGTACGTGAACAGATCGCCAGAGAAGATCCTCGGCTTCTGACACAGATCGGGTTAAGCAGCGGTAGCATTCTGGCTGATATAATAAAATTCACACTATTACCCGACGTGTCAAAAGTTAAAGCTTTTACTGGTCTGTCGAAGGCCGCTAAGTCCGCCATAGGAATTGGAACGAAATCCGGCCTGATAAATCTACTTCAAGCGCCAAAGGAAGGTGAGACTTTTAATGAAAGAGTTGGGAGTGTAACGATTTCCACCGGAACCGGCGCAATTGCCGGGGCCGTATTCAGTCTGGCTCTGTCAGGCCTGAGTGCTATAGGGTCGAAGATTAGCACGAAGATAGATAGTGTAAAAACGGAGCTTATCCGAAAAGCTTTAATAAAACGCAGCCCGAAGCTCGAGGGATATTTGAAAACGCTCGACGAGACCAAGATAAATAGCCTGAGAACTGCTGTCAATGACAGTGTACAGGTACAGGTTGGTAATATGACGCAAGCTACATGGGACAGTAATCACAAATCTTTCATGGTCGCCCTGGCAAAAGATGCGATAAGATTCACCAGTGAACAGACGGCTGGTAGGTCGGGAGCGATCGTACCGCAGGGATTCCGGGCGGCGTTCGCTGAGATAGGACCAACGGAGCCGAGTAAACGGTTGGCAGGTAAGGCAGTGAGAGAGATTGGTAAGCATGCGGCCGTTCATGGGCCTAAATTTGCTATTGAGTCGGTAACTACCAAAAAGAGTAATATATTAAAGACGGGATCAGCCAAAACAAAAGAAGCGCTTACTTCTGTTGAGGACTATCTGTCTCGAATCAAAATAACTGAAACTGATCGGTTGGAATTGCCTGATAAGATATTTACGAAGGTGACCGCTGATCTTAGCAAAGAATTTAAGATATCCCAAAGTGAAGCCATTGCCAGGGTATTCGATGAAACATTAACTAAACTGAGTAGACCTGAGGGGAAAAAGTGGCTTGAAATAGTGAAGGATATTCAAAAAGATATCGGCGCAAGCGATTTAGATGCAGCTCGCATGTTGATGATTGGGACAAAGGGTACTAAGTTTAGCCCTCTGCGGGCTGTGAGGACGCAATTGGCAAAGGAGAGGAAACAAGCAGGGGGAATAAAGAAATTGCCTCCTGGAGTGAAAGTTTTATCAGAAATTATGAACGGGCCTAAAGGCGAAGAAGCGTCTGTCCTGGCCATTCTTGAAACTTCAAAAGGTATGCCGTTACCGATAAGAACGAATGCGGAATTGTCGTTCAGGAGAATGGCTGAGAGCGTTGGTGATATTCGCAGAGTCAAACCAGCGTGGCCGTTGTCGGGCAGTAAGAGACCGACGGGCCCCAATAAGGATGTTATATTTGAGCTTCCGGAAGATACTGTATTGGAGTACTTGAAAAACCAAAAGGCGTTTTCGTTTGATTACCAGGGCGAGAAGATAGAAATTGGTGGTTCACCACTGACAACCGACCAGATCACGGAAATCGAACGGTTAGAGGCGGAGGCTGTAAGGTTGAACGTGGATCCGTTCGCATATGTGTGGGAGAACTTCTTAGAGGGTTTCCAGAAAAGCCTCGGCGTCAAAAAAGATACTGCAGAGTTTTTCTGGAATCAGGCTGTTAAGATGCATACCCAGGCGGCTACGCGGCTCTGGGAGCAGCGGGAGGCTCTAAGGGTGAAAGCTAACCCTGAATTACTGGAAAAGGGTGTAAGTTTCAACAAAGAAAGGAGTAAATGGGAAGCTTTTGTAAACTTCCCGGAATCAGACAAAAGAACAAACCTGGGGAGATTCGGTACAAAAGAAGAGGCTATGGCTGCACGTAAAAAGGCTCTTATTGACCGGTTTGGTAAAGATTATTCAGGTTTTGATCTGCGGAGCATGCCGAGAGAATCGGCGTGGGGAACATTCGCGGAAGAAAAGGCAAGGCTGAAAAAAATTGACCTGACACCAAAAATTATCACACTTGGTGATACTAACGCTACACAGGAGACTTCCTCTCTAATAGAGAAGCACAGCAAAGCCTCCTATGTAGGTGAAAATACGGCTATTGCCATATCACCGGGGAAGTTCCCGGCAAAACCAACGAAAGATGTCATAATAGCAGATAAAGGAAAGGACTGGTACGATGACCACAAAAACGAGAACATCCAAATCGTCGGGCGAACATTCTTCGATAGGGATAGCGGGCGACTCACGCACGAGGTCTTTAGTGAGGGCACTGGCCAGGCAGGGACACTTGCCGAAGAAATATACCACCCTGTCTTCGACATTATCGGAGAAACAGCTCCAGACAGTTTTGAAGCAATACGAAGCTGGCACGCTGACAGGCCCCAACGATCCGGGCAAAACATAGATGAAGATTTTGCCGAAGAGATGGCCCTGATTGAGACTTACCCGAAATTCCGGTCAGACCTGCCGAAAGACGTGATAAAACTGGCCAGAGATATAATGTCGGGCAAGGCCCCGGTTTCTCAGGATGTGATGGATAAGGTCAAGTCCCGATTCACTTCGGCCAGGTTCGGGATTGAGCCCGTGCCGGGCGGCAAGAAACCACAGAGGGCCCCTGCAGCGGCCAAGGGTGAACCCAGGACGCTGCCTGAGAGTAGAACGGAGCAGCTGATAGCAGAGAATGCAGCATTGGAGAAGTGGCGACAGGAGGTGCTCAGTAAGCCTGAGACGGTTCGTGACCCAGCTTTTGCCGAATTCCTTGAGAAAGAGATCGCTAAGAATAAGGTCGAGATCAAGAAAACTGCCGCGGAAAAGGAGAAAGTTACCAAGTTACTCGGCCAGAAAACCTTTGAACAGACAGGCAGGAGCCTACCGGACATAGCCAAATCGGCGGCGAAAAATATGCTGGACATCGCCAAGAGCGTACCAAAGATGATCATTGAAATATTCGAGCCGGCCAAATTGGCTCAAGTAAAACTCGGCGACAATGTCTATTCAACCGTTATACGGGGTATTAGTTTACCAGACGTCCGGGCACTTGAGTTTAATGAGCAGGTGCTCGATGTTGTCGATACCAACTTCGGTGAACTGGAAAAATTCTTTGATAAGTTCAGTAAAGAGGACTTGAAAAACTTCATGCTCAGCCGGGGTACGCCCAGGGGCGAATTCGCTAAAGAGTTCCAGAAAGAGGCCTCCGTTAAACTGCCTGAGCCTTTGAAAGAACCCGGACTGCAGACGGCCCTGCAGGAAATAGCGGACTTCAACTACAACAAACTCGTTGAGATAGCTGAGGGCGATATAACCAAAGTACGGGACTATTTTTACGGTATATATGACCAGTCGCCCGGTAAGATCGATAAGTTCCTCGACCAATATTATAGGACAACGAAACGGTTCCTTAAGGAAAAGAGCTTGCCAACTGTAGCGGACGCCAAAGAGTATGGTTTGACACTAAAATCAAATAACCCTGTAACCAACCTTAAATCCGAATGGTCAGCTATAAGCAGACTCGAGGGGATGCAGATGATGCGGGATGATCTCCTAAAGTTTGGTAAGGGCGAGTTTATCGATACTACAATCAAAGCACAGGAGGGGTGGGTCAAGATCGGGACAGAGCCCGTATTCGACGGGCTCAGGGCAGATGAAAATCTGGCCATGATGATAAATAAACTTATTAGTGCAAATAAAACCTCGCAATACTTACCACTGCGGGCACTGAGGGGTATGAATAACGTCCTGCGGATATTCAAGTTTGCCGGCTCAGCTTTCCACTTGACGGTAGAGGCCTCCCAAGCTATAGCCGATACACCTTATTTGAATCCAGCTTCTGCACTAAGGGGATTTACTACAGGATTCAGAACAGATGATCCTGTGTTCAAGACAGCTGAATATAAAGATTATATAGCATTAGGTGGAAGCCACAGGACTAGCATTGAGGCTCAGGCCCAAAATTTATTCAATGAAATTATTACCGCACTGGGTAAGCCCGGGGTCGCCCTGAAAACAGCTATATTACCATTGAGAATTGTGAATATGTTTACTGAATGGATGTTCAACAGCTATATACCAAAACTGAAATATACTAAATACCTTGATTTTGTTGCTGATCAGGAACGCAAACTTGGTCGAGGGTTGACAGATGGTGAAAAGATAGCGATTATCAAAGAGGGCCAGAACTTCTATGGCGAGATGAACGAAAAACTGTTTGGTCGATCGTCAACCGCAACATCAATACTGAGATTCATATTCCTTGCTCCGGGCTTTGCCGAGGGTAACTACCGTACTATTGCCAAAGGAGCAACCCAGTGGGGGATAGGGGATTCTTATTCCGCTGCCAGGTCAAGGCGAAATGTAGTCAATTCTTTATTACTGAAAGCCATAGCCGCGTCAATTGGAACAATGATACTGACCGGCAAGCCTCCGAAAAAGCCTAAAAACGCTGAGGATGTCAGGGATCTATTCAAGATCGACACCGGAAAGACAGACGACAGAGGACGCAAAGTATTCATCGACACCCTGACTTACGATAAGGACTATTACAATCTCCTGCTTGGCTGGGCCCAACACGGCACCGTCAGTCTTGGCAAAGAGATCCTCCGCCGAGTTGGCGGTATGACTGCTCCTTTCGCTAATATAACTTATGATCTCGCAACCATGGTACTTGGAAGCGATATTTATGACTGGAAGGGTGATAGGATAATTGAACCAACAGATTCACTAAGAGGCAAACTTCGAACGCTCGCTTTGTATGAACTCGAAAAAATTGAACCTATATCCACCTCTGTACTACGCCAAGGACTTAATAAGGGAATGAATTTTCCAGTCGCACTTTTACAAGCAGTAACAGGCACCCGACCGACACTTTCGGAAGCCGATATAAGAAGGACGCAAGTTCTCAATTCAATGTTTGACTTGATCGCCGCAAGGGCTCGAGTATTTGAACAAGTCAGAGTGGGACACAAACCGCGAGGCATAATAGCAGCTTATAACAAAAAAGTGGAAAGGATTATAAGTAGCCCGAAAGTGGACCAGGATATACGAGAGGAATTTCAGGATGATCTACCTATCGATACCGAGCAGTTCCTCGAGAACAAGCAGACCAATTATCAGAGTTCTGCACACACCGCCAAAGAGTCTGAAAGAATCAGAGATATACTGGTCAACTTCAAGATCGAACCGAAAGGAATTTGGGAAGTATCAGAAGAGTTGTCGACAAGACTCTCGAATTTTACTACAATCAGGAGGAAACTAAAATCAAAAGTTGACGACGATAGTGCAACCGTGGCGGAAAGTACGAAATCCGTTGTAATGAATGGCTTGCAATCAAGGATCGGGAAAATATCAAAAGCGATTGCCCAAGCTGACGACCCGGAAAAGATTGAGCAGCTTGTCGATGTTGTAGAAAATCTACTGAGCATAGCCGAAAAAGAATAGAATTTTAATACAAGAAAGGATTTAGATTATGAAAAAGTTACTTATCAGTATAATATTATTGGGTTTATTGGGTTGTCAACCTGTTTTTGGAACGGTTAGCGGAACGGCGGTACCTGAAAGGTTTGCGGCTAACGGGTCGTCAACGACGTTTAATTTCGATATGAGACTCACAGATCAGACGGAATTAGCTGTAATAGTCCGGAATGATTCGACCGGTGTTGATACATCGTTGATCCTGAACGTTGGATATACACTATCCGCAACGAATAACGACTTTTCCAGCGGCGGAACACTTACTACAACCGAAACTTACGCATCAGGTAATACGCTTATCCTGCACAGGAACACGTTACGAACGCAGGAGGTGAACCTTATCCAGGGACAGGCACTGCCGGCAGAGAGTACCGAGAGAACATTCGATAAACAGACGATGGCAATTCAGGATATCGATAAGAACATGGGCTTTTGTGTAAAGGTCCCGAAAGGTGATCCGACAACGGCACTCGATCTGGAATATCCCAGTTCCATTGATAGGGCAAGTAAAGTGGCGGCCTTTACTTCAACGGGTGGAGTAACGGCGATCAATGCTGTACCGGAGGGGAGTGTCGCTTTTTCTGCTTTCGGGACCAGTATGGCGGAAACTACAAACGTTAATACGGCCAGAACATTACTGATTTTAGGATATTTAGATGCCAGGGCTTATGGGGTGAGTACAGGTAATTCTGCTGCTGATAATGCTACTGCCTTGCAAGCTGCAAATGATGCCGCAAATGGCGCAAAAGTGTTCGTTCCAGTTGGTTCATACGCTATGAATAGTATAACGATAGATAACTGCGTTCTTACAGGCTCAGACCCAGAGAGTACAATTTTTAAACTTGCCGCTGACCAGACTATAACAGTTACCCATACATCCGAATTTGAAATTACTGGTAAGATTCATAAACTTAAAATCATAACACCTGCTGGTTATGATACTACAGCCTTAAATGTAACGGGCAAGGTGAACCGTCAAACAATGGTATTAGACGAAGTTCATATCATGGCTAATAACAGGAATACTTCTGATGTTACTGCTGGTAGTATTGGATTACTACTCGATGCTACAGATACCGCAGGTGGAAGTTTCTATGTAACAACTTCTTCGTTCGGAACCATTATCATTGAAGGGTATGAAAAAACTATGGTCATGTCTGTTAATGAGGCCAGCGGTGGTTCAGCTTTTATCAATAGCAATACTTTTGAAGCAGTGTATCTTTTTAATGGCACAACTTTATTGACAATGGACAACAAAACGACTGATGGTGCATTGGAAAGTAACGTGTTTACAAGTTTAGTAATGCAAGCAAAAAGCGCAGTAACTGATGATGGACTGGTTGCAACTGAAATTAAACGTAATAATTTCAATGCTATAAGGGTTTGGGACTGGTCTGGTGCGACAGGAGACACGGTAACATTGGGTGCAGCCAGCAGATTCAATCGTTTGGTTGGAGATTTTGATATTAGCAATGGCGATATTATTGACAGCGGTGTTGGTAATATTTTTGTAGAATTAGACCAAGGCCGATATAATGGTATGATTGCAAACGATTTTCATACTTTCCAAGCAGGTCAATCACCTAATGTGTCTAATGGTAATATGTGGTTTACCACCACGACAGACGGTTTGATTTTGCGATTTGATAATGGCGTTGGTGGTCAGGAAATTACTGTTATATCAAAAGCAGCAATACGTTTTGATACTTCACTCGGAACAAGGTTAATAGGTAGTTCCGATGATATTTCAACTACTTATGGAGATATAACTAAGTGGGTTTGTGAAACAGGCGGAACAACTGCTTCTGTTTGGCGATTAACTTCATCACTCCCCGAAACAATAGTATGCTATGAAGGCGAAGTAGTAACTTATGAAAATGAAGTTGTAACTTATTAAGGAGTAAAAAGATGTTTAAGAAAATTTCAAAACAATGGGTAGTTGGTTTGCTTCTTGTCACTGTGTGGGTGATGGGTGCTGACCTGAAAAAAATTGGCGGTATGCAATTACTTAGTAGTACGTCTGTAACTATTGGTACAAATGCTAACGCAGCGAAACAAGATTTATATACCGTCCCGTCCGGCAAGGATGGGATAGTGGAATATATAATCTTACGAAACCCGTCGGCATCTTTAACCGGTTGCACTGATGTAAACTTTGGTGTTGGTGCCGGAACAACCGGTTCATGGATAGATGCTGAATCTGGAATTGCAGATATGACGGCTACTGATGACTACCAAGTGTTCGAGAGGACAAACCATATCAGCAACGAGTTCTCTGTTATTGACGGGGACGACGCTACTGCAAATAACAGGACTTTCGGCGTTTATCCGATAGCTGGGGCTACTGGGGCTGCTTATACAGTAACTATCGATGTTTTCGGTTATATATTCTAAGATTAAAATGGATATTGGAGCAGCATCATGGCAAAAGAGAACGTTAGTAAATTGAAAAACCTGATATACATTGCTATTGGGATCGCTACGCTGGTCGGTATGTTTACCAGCGTTGTGATGGCATGGGGGAACCTGGGTAATAAGATTAATAACAACCTATCTATCGCCTCCGAAATAATCTCAGACGCCGACGATCTTGAGATGGAAGGCTGTAAACCGGCAAAGAGAAACACACTCGATATCGCACTTACACAAAAAGATATAACTACGATACAAAAGGATATCGCCGAGATTAAACGGGAGCAAAAGCAGGGATTTACTGATATTCTTGACCGTCTCCCCCGATAAAATCTTCTTCACCCTCCTCCTGTGAGGCGGCTGATTTCGGTTGGCCGCCTTGCTTTTATGTAACTATCCTGCTAAAACTACCCTCTAATAACACTAAGTAGCTAATCTTCAAAACTTTTTATTTTTTGTGTTGACGAATTAAACAATACCCTGATAATTGCGAATATGGTAAGCATAGTTTATAAAACTAACCTAAAACAAATTAACGAGCCGCCGGTCCCTCCGTTGCTATGCTTGCCACATATCCGGATAATCGGTGGCTCTTTTTTTGGATATATATATAATGACATTACCTGAACTCAAAGCTAACTACATACTCCTGCGTAACGTCGCAGAGTCCATAAGACGCGATTACCTCCGCACAAAGGATATGTTCTACTGCCGTATAGCCAGAAGGGCGAGAGAAAAGGCGAGGGTGCTGCAGCATCGGATCCGGCATATCGAAAGAGGAGTCTTGAATAAGTGAAAAATTATACTGACAAAGGGGATATGAAATGAAGAACACTTTTGATGAGCTAAACGCGGAATTTAATAGATACTACAAGGAATTGACCAAAGTGGGCGAAAAAGATGTTGATACGGTTTCATTGTGTTTTCGGATGTTTTTGAGAGGTAGAAGTATTGGCCATATATAAATATATATATATATTTATATATGGCTATATATGGCTATATATGGCTAAGGAGCCTTTGGTAATAAATATGCAAAGTCGTCCAAACCCAAAAGACGCAAGGAGTTGTACATAAAATGCAAGTAAATGAACTGATAAAGATACTCCAAGAAATGCCGTCAGACGCAGAGGTTGCAGTTGAAGATGGGGATAATGAGCATTATGATATTGAAAACGTAAGAGAAGGCGGGGGAAACACTGTAGTATTTGAACTGTGGTTAAAATGAAAAATTATACTGTAAAGCTTCGTGTAAAAGAAAAGATTATCCGAACATGGTTAAGAATATCCCAGCGAGTAATAAATCTCAAACTGGAAAGATCGAGCTTATGAAAAATTATACCCAAAAGGCGATGATTGATATGCTCGTCCGCCAATGCGATAAGTGGTGGCGAAAGATAATACTTATGCGGGCAAAGGGAAAGTGTGTGATCTGCGGAATATCAAAACCCAAAGAGGGTAAGTTGCTGTGGATACAGGCCTGTCATATCATCAGCCGTGGTCACCGGGCGACCAGGTGGGACCTGCGCAACGGCATCGCCGGCTGCCAGGACTGCCACGATGATCGCCTGATAATGGACTGGCTACAACGAGAGCATCCGCGATGGTATAACTGGGTTATTGTCCAGAAACGTAAACACGCCACAGATTCAAACAGAGAGATAGATCTCGAAAAAACATTACGCGGACTGCAGCAAACGGTGCTGTGTGGAGGAGTATGAAAATGATGTACAGGTTATATCAAAAAGAAAAAATTGTAGGTTTTTCAATGGGTAATGAATGGTATTTAACGATGAGTGCCGTAGCATGGTCAAGAAAAGTTATCAGACATGATGATAAAGTAGGGCTGACAATTCCGCCGTTAGGCGTAGAGTCTCTACCGTTTGAAAAGTGAATATCGGCGACAATAAATCCTGCAACAAAATCAATGAACCGAGTGCGGCTCGGTGCCGCACTCGTCGCCGAATTATTATAGTTTTATTATGAAAGGAATTGAATTATGAATGATGTAGAAGAATCAATCAAACACGTCCAAAAAAATGAAATCAGCGTTGTCAGCCTGGCAAAAGAACTGCTCAAAGATGGTAAAGAACAAATCAAAGTAGTTCTTGAGCGGAACAAAATAATGCCCGAACGTATGGAAAGTCCACCTCGCGAACATATATTCCATGACGTCGCTGGCTTCGGCGCGTTTCTTGCAGCCAACAAAACGAACAATACAGTTGTTTTTGCGGATGTAAACTCCGTCTCTATTGTAGCTGTATTGGACGATCAGGCAGGAAGGGGATTTGAAACGGTATCACTATCGCCGCCGTATCACCCGGAATTCCAGCTGCTAGATGATTCGTTGTTAAATAAAAAAATGGCGATAGAGACGTTTGCCCAGGGCGTTATGCGGAATCGCAAAATCATTAAGGACACCCCCGCATGCGACGCCAATAGCCTGGCAATGGCGATGCAGCAATTAACAGTAGCGACCGGCATAGTTCAAGCGATTGGCGATGGAAAAACGTCAGTAAATGGTGTTATGACGACTACATCAATCACAACGGGCGGACCGGAAGCAAAAGAGCGTTTAGACCTTCCAGATTCAATCACCGTAGAGGTGCCTATTTATCTCAAAACCGAGGCGGTTACGTTCGATATTGATCTGACCATCTCGACCAAATCAGAAGCGGTGATAGTTGTTACCGATTCGCCGGAGCTTGAGCTTAAAAAGTATGAAGTTTTTGAGACAATGATGGAAGGCATCAGGAAGTCAAAAAAGATAACTGTTGTATATGGCTGTCCGAGGGAATCAAGCTGGAAATATAATAGTTAAATTAACCACAGGGATACCGAGAATTGCAAATCCTTTTCTCTGAGTTCTCGGTGTCCTCTACTAAATGAAAGGATATATTATGGCAACTCAATTTGTACCCGTGGAACTACTTAACATCGAAAGAGGTGATTTTAACGAGGAATGCGAAAAGGCATTCACAAAATTGATGCGAGATTTCGTTGCACACGTTGAAGAGTATGACGTATCTTCGGCGGCATCTCTGATTATGGCAATCAAAATCAGTTACGACAAAGCAAAAATCGCGTATGCGATAGTTACAGACATCGCACCAAAATTACCAAAGAAACCATCTGGCGTAACGACCGCTTTTGTGGCAGAGGACACCGAAGGGCAACAAACATTATTTACTCAGTTGGCAGGGACGAGTAAAGGGAACCCGCGACAAAGCAGATTGCAGACAAAGTCCGGCAAAACAATTACTTGAAAAATAAAAATATTTATATAGCGGTCGTCGTACACCGTGGCTCTGCTGACCCCCGGCCACACTGCGACGACTGCTTTCTTGAAAAATTGATAAAGCTATGGAAGGCGTTTTGAGGGGACGGATCCCCTCTTTTGAAAGGAGTTTGAACTATGAAATATGTAATAGTTGCATTGGGATTTATCGCTGGTTTTGGGATAGGAATGTTTACCAGTTCTGAATTTGGAATAAATATAGAAGGTGATAGTGCAACTGTTGTACACTGCACGTTTAGTGCTATTAATATGGATTGGATAGATTCATTAAGAGCGGTTGACCCGACCGAAGAAAATTATAGACCCCTATCCGATAGAGAATCTTCTTCCTCCTCAAAAACCGGCGGCACGGATGCCAATATGTCGCCGGTTACTCTTCTTGACGATCTGCTCGACGCGATTGAATGGGTTGAAAGCAAAGGTGATGCTAATGCCGTAGGAGATTGGGAAACGTATATATATGGCAACTGTGGAATTGAAACACCTTGTTTAAGAGATTGGAGAGTAGATAAAGCAGTCAAAGAAAATGATATACTATATTGTAAACATGCCCAAGCTGTTGGAGCCTATCAGCTCCACAAGATCTATGTTGACGAGTGCAATAGAATTTTTCTACTAAACGGCCAAAACCCTGACCTTGAATATGAACACAGGTGGAGTAAAAGTTTAAGTAGGGGGATGGTAAAAATGTATATGATGCACTGGGGAGCATATAAAAAACCAGCTTCTCTTCGACCTCGGGACGTAATGTTTGAAGATTTGGCCAGAATCCACAACGGCGGGCCTGATGGCTGGCAGAATGACCCTAACTGGTTTGTTCGCAACAGGGACTACACCTTGAAAGAGGCCAAAGAAAAAATTGCGAATACTAAAGCTTATTGGCAGAAAATCAAAGCTAGATTGGAGCAGAAATGATAAACCTGTTAATAACAATCTGGCTGGCAATAAGAATCCAGCAAAACGATACGAATAAGTATCTGAGTGATGAAGACAAATTAATGGGAGTTTGAAAAGGGTGCCAGGCAAAAAACACAACGAATTAGCTGGATGTGCTATGATGCGAAATGAATAAAAACATCAAAGATATACAGCTTGAACCAATTAAATATATACAGCTTGAATCCGCGGCTTTTCTGACCGATATTGACTTTCAGATGATGGACGCCGAACAGCGCGGAGCGTTCTGTTCGATAATTTTCTATTTATACTGTAATAAAGGACAAATCGATTTAGGGGATAACAAAGATATAACACTGTTACGGGGTAAATATAGTAAGCTTGCCACTATTTCGGGGTACCATAAAACAGATAATGATTGGCGGACAGTATGGGTCAAAATCGCTCATAAGTTCCAAATAACAGGGAATATCTTAACTCACAAACGGGTCCAGGAGGAATTGAGGAGGGCTGAAAATTTCAGGATAGCTAAGAGTGGGGCGGGTAAAAAAGGTATGAGAAAAAGATGGGGCGATAACAGCGATATAACTAAGAGAAGTAAAGTAAAGGGAAGTGAACAAGAAAAAGAAGGAAATTCTCTCCTCTCTGAGGAGAGAGAATTTCTTTCTTTTTCAGACGACTACATCAACGCTCGCAATTTGAATAAAGATATGTCGACTGAGTTCTTTACGTGGTTCGAAACCGAAATCCTCGGACGCTGGAAGAATTATAAACCGACAGTTGCGAGATTGAAGGATTGGCATGACCATGTGTGGTTGCCTAACCCCGCGAAGATCATCAATAAAATTATTTATGAACATAGCACAACAACAAAAGGGAATCAACCGAAATTCAATGAAATAATAGCGAAAATACGAGAAAGCGCTGGTAAAGCAGCCCACTCCGCCCTTAGGGAAGAAGCATCACAATCCGCAAGAACAGCACTCGCCAATGCCGAGGACCCCGAAGATAGAATTAAGCGGTATATACACGAAGCCCAGAGTGACCCTACGAGGTTTATGGAACAATACGAAGCTAATTCGTTTAGTAAAGCTAGATTGGACCGGATGGCAGCCCAAAATCCAGATTTGGAAAAGGCAATTAAAGAGGCCAAAGAGAAACGAAAAGGAACTTAAATGCTTGAGATAATAGGGGTAATTGTGACGGTTATTGCGGTTGCGGGCGTGATACTCAATACTCGTAAAGTCAAGTGGTGCTTTGTTTTATGGATAGTAAGTAATTTATTGAGTGCTTTTATTCATTTCTATACGGGTCCGTGGTCACTGGTTGTAAGGGATATTATATTTTTGGTTTTAGCCGTCGAAGGGTGGAAAACATGGAGTAGTTTGGAGGCCGAAAATGACAGGTAGAAAGCCGTTTGGATATTGTGCGAAGGAGGCGGGGATAGTTGATATTATCAGGTTGAAACGACGCAAACGGAAGGGGGCTGCGGGGCCTACGCCTTTTACTCAGATAGCTAAAGAACTCAACTCTGAAGGCATCCTGCCCCGTGACGGCAAATTCTGGTATCCTCAAACGGTTAAGAATGTGGTCCGATACTGGCAGAGCAGAGAGTCTGCAAAAAAGGTTAGAGGCTACAAAAAGAGGGAGTTATCGCCGCACGATCATCTTGAACGAGCGGAGGTTTCCGACTGCCTGGTTGCGATAAAAGCGACTGAAAATTCCGATCTGGCGATGCTGTTCATGTTCATGGTTGGCAGTGGCGTCAGGTCATGTGAGGTCGTGCGGGTTAAGGTTGGCGACTTGTCGTTGAGGGGTCGGCGGAGTCAGGTTCGGGTGCTGGGTAAGGGTAGAGGTAAGGGTAAATGGCGGACGATCACGCTGTCAACGGGTTTGAGAAAGAGGTTGAGAGCCTATATTCGGGGTAAAAGCGGGTTTTTGTTCACCGGCAGGCAGGGGGATGGGTTGAACTATAAGAACATCTATTACCGTGTAAAAAAAATAGGTAAAATAGCAGGTTTTAACTGGCTGCACCCCCATGCCCTAAGACATACCTTTGGGTGCATTTTATACGATTATAAAAAGGACATTTTATTGGTGCATGATCAGCTCGGGCACGAGAGCCTTGAGACTACGAAAATCTACGCTAAGACCTCCGAAAAGGGCAAAATTGACCAAATGGACTGCTTTAATGAATTGATATAAATATTGTGTATTGTAATAGTTTGTAGGTAAATGACCAAAGAGGGTATAAAATGTTGTGGTTTCGAGGCTTATCGCTGAAATTGAAAAGTTTAAGATTTAAGGGTTTAAAACAGAGAGGGTGGGTCGTTCGAGCCGTTTTTTGCATAGCATATTACCGGATAAGGATTTACTACAAATATAAACAAGGACAGGTAATGAGGTTATGATTGCAAAAAATATGGAACGTTACAAACAAGACCTTTTCTTGACAGTGGGAAAAAATGCGTCAAAAAGAACAAAAAGCAGTGTAAAATCGTGAAGGAAAGGGCTGAGAATGCGGTTTTTTGAGAGGTGAAGCAATGACGAAAAATGGAAGCAAAAAAACGAGTAAAAAAAACAGTGAGAAAGCGTGCCGGATCTGCGGCTGTACCGAGGATGATTGCCGGCAGTGTATCGAGGCTCAGGGCTATCCTTGCCACTGGGTCGAAGACGACCTTTGTAGTCGCTGTTCAACAGCCCTTAGGGGACGTTGAAAACACTTGAGTAAAGGAGGTTTGATAAGTTAATAACCGGCGGCGGCGAAAGCTGGCGAGTTACCCATTCTGCGCAGGGTACAAAGCGTTACGCATAAAAGGGTTAATCTTCCCTGCCCGCCGGTTTATTTTTGAAAGGAATGAGAAATGGAAATAATAGACGAAAAACCTGATAGACAGCCATTGTTTGAGGAATTACAGCAACTCCGAGCCGAGAATGACGACATAAAGCAAGAATCAAGATTGTATCGTCAGTTATTGCGATGTATAGCAAGTCCACAATGTGATTGTGTGGATGATTTGCAATTTGACATTAAGGACTGGCTCAACGAAATCGACAGGATTGTCAACGGTGAGAAGCCGATAGATGTTTTTGGTTGCGAAAATTGTCTACCACAGGAATATAATTGGAAGTGTTTGTTATGTAAAGTTTTGAAGCCCTGAAAGGAAAATGAGAAATGAAGCCTAAACGAATACAAAGGCGTAGAGTTAAGGGTTGGCGGATGCCGCCGAATACGGTTTACGTGGGACGTGGGTCGAAGTGGGGGAATCCATGTTTTGTTTACGCAAATAAATATAAAGACCATAAATACGATTTGAATCCCTATTGCGTTCTTCGCACAAAAGAGGAGGCGGTAGAGGGATTCAAAGAGCAATTAGAATTATTAAAAAACAATGATAGTCCAAAGTGTGTTTTACGTTTTGAATATACAGATATAAAAAATGAACTCAAGGGCAAAGATTTATGCTGCTGGTGTCCTTTAGATAAACCTTGCCACGCAGATGTTCTCCTTGAAATCGCAAATAAAGAGGTGAAAAAATGAAAGCATTATCAGTTAAACAGCCGTGGGCATGGCTTATTGCTACCGAAAGAAAATCAATTGAAACACGAACATGGCCAACTTCGTATCGGGGTGATTTATTGATATGTTCAGGTAAAAAGCCGGTTTCAGATATTAATATAAGAGAGTGGTTTCACGAGAATTTCGGTCTTTGGGCAATGATGCAACTCAAATTCGGCGTGGCACTGTGCACAGCAGAAATTGTTGATTGTAGGCGTATGACCGCCGACGACGAGAAAGCGGCACAGTGTGTTGTCCTTTCGGGTGCGTATAGCTGGATACTCAAGAACATCAGACCACTCGCCCCATTCCCCGTTAAGGGACAACAGGGAATTTTTGAGGTGAAAAAATGAAAATTGGTTTAATCGACATTGAGCCAAAGATATTTAATACGGCATATATGCAGATAAGCCAATATCACAAAAGTCGGGGCGATATTGTAGAGTGGTGGAGTCCTTTGTCGGATAGGCAATTTGACCGCGTTTATTGTTCGAGTATATTTGATTTTACGGATAAATCGGAAGTTCCGAAACGAGCCATTTGTGGTGGAACAGGATTTGATGTTACGAGTCGATTGTCGCAAGCTATCGAAGGTTGCCAGCTTGATTATTCAATATATCCGAAGTGTTATTGTTCCTTTTTGTGGTTTAGTCGAGGGTGCAATAGGAACTGCCCATTTTGTTGTGTTCGCCAAAAAGAGGGTAATATCAAGCGAGTGAAACCAAAACAGCTTAATCCTAAAGGTAAATATATTATTGTTCAGGACAATAATTTCTTTGCCAATCCAGATTGGGAAAAAGCTATCCGGCAATTACAAAAATTGAGTCAGCCGGTAGCTTTTCAGGGTGTTGATGCAAGGGATATGTCAATCTATCGCTGTGAGCAGTTATTAACCCTGAAACACTGTAAGCAAATAAAAATTGCTTGGGATAATCCCAAAGAAGATTTGGAACCTAAACTCCGAGAGATAATCAAGATAATTAAACCATATAGGTTAATGTGTTATGTTCTGATTGGTTACTGGTCAACGAAGGCCGAAGATTTATATAGGGTAGAAACTTTGCGAAAGTTAAAAATTGATCCATTCGCAATACCATATAACAAAAAAAACCCGTACCAGAAACGGTTTGCGCGGTGGGTAAATCATAAAGCTATATTTAAGACAGTTAAATGGGAGGATTATAAATGAAACATCGAGACCTATTTTATAAAGCTGATATTGACGGTAAATACTTAGATAATTTTATCAGCTTCACCACAAAGATAAAGGCGGTACTTACGTTTAATTTTGAGGCGTTAAAATACAACTTCTCGCATTATGAGCGATGGACGCCTGACGAGAACGGTGATTTTGTTGAAGTCGCCGAAGACGGAACTACTCATTATTTAGGTTGGTGCTTCACATCGACAACCAGAGGTGGGCAGAAGGGAGTTGTTATGCGACCCGCAAGCCAGGTCCTTATCCACCCGGGGCGCTGGAAATATTTTGAGTATGAAGTTAATAAGCAAAGGTGGGAAAATATAGCATTGCTGTGGCTTATTAGACAAATGGGAAAAGGCTATGATTATGCAGGTGCGATGGGCTGCGTATTGTGGCAGAGACAAAATCCATTACTTTGGTTTTGCAGTGAAATAGGGATGAAATTAAAACAACTGATGGGAGAGATTGCAATACAAAAGTTAGCAATCAGCCCTATAGAAATGGCAGCGATATTAGCCAAAATGTATGGCGAACCGAAAGAATTAAAAGGCGAATGATATGAGTGTACTGAAAATAGAAAGAAGATTCCGAGAGGTGATAAATACTATTAACCCACAAGCTAATAGCTTAATGTTTCAAGATATGCCTCCTGCGGTTAAGATTTTAGCTGATTGGGGACGTGCGGCCTGTAAAAAAATAGACGAACTGCAAGCCGAACTTGAAGGGAGGGATCAGATGATCAAGGCGTTGGCAGGTGATATTGTCCTGCTGCAAGCGAAGCTTGAAGACAAAGAGACAGAAAAATAAGCATCTTAAAAAAGAATAAGAAATTAAACTACCAATAAATCAAATAATCTGTGGCGATTGCCTTGAGGTTATGCGGGACTGGCCGGACAATTGCGTGGATTTAGTGCTGACTGACCCGCCGTATGGGAAAGTCTGTTATAGGGGTAAAAATGGAACAGGGTTACTTAAAGAAAAAAACAGAACGTATGAGAGTGCGGCAAAATGGGGAACTATAAAAAAACCGACCACAGAAGAAATAAAAACAATACTTGCGGCCGGGAAAAATTATATTGTTTGGGGAGGCAATTATTTCCTTGAAGCACTTCCTTCGACAAACTGTTTCCTAATATGGGACAAAGGAAAATGGGCTGAAATGTGTTTTGCTGATGTAGAATTGGCAATTACATCATTTAGCAGTGTCGCTCGGCGGTTCACCTGCAGGAATAGAGGATTTGTTAAAGACAGTAAAGACGAAAAAGTTGACCATCCAACGCCCAAACCGTCAGAATTGTTTATTTGGTGCTTGGAAAAATTTAGTAACCCCGGCGATTTGATATTAGACCCCTATGTCGGCTCTGGAACAACCTGCGTAGCCGCTAAAATGCTCGGCAGGAACTACATAGGCATAGATATATCAGAGGAATACTGCCAGATAGCAAGGGATAGGATTAAGGCCGTCGAAACCGGCGTGCCGGTAAAAGAGGCCAGAAAAGGCCAAATGGGATTGTTTGCAGAAAGTAAGTAAATCAGTGTAATTAGCGTTAATTATAATTGAAAGGAATTGTGATGACCAGGCGTATCAGGGACGGTATTAAGGTTGGGGATACATTTAATGCGTATACTAAAAAAGGACCGCATAGTAAACGATTAGATGGATTAGAGGGGGCTGGGCAACTGTCTTTCGGCTGCCCGGAAATAGCAACATACGTTAATGAATGCTATATCGTAGCGAGGGGCGGAGTGTATAAGAGGACGCTTTTTGCTTTTGAAAAGTTACCAAATAAATGAAAATCATCTTGACATTGGGTGGTAAAGGTTAAATAAAAGAGTTTATGATTAAGAAAAGTTTTCTTTAAAATTGCGGGCAGACCTGGTTACGCCCCGGGACTGCCCGCAAAACTTTACGGTAATTTAATCGTAATTATGATTTAGGGATAAACAAATGAGTCCAGCGACAGCAGCACTTCTTATCGAATATATCGCAATACCGCTTGTTAGAGAACTGGCAGCCCGACGAGGGGCGTATGGAGTAAACAAAAAGGATATTGAGGACCTGGGCAAAGACCCGGAAAGGGTTCTGAATACTATAAAAAACGATCCCGGACTACAGACCCGCGTTATCGAGGCACTGGCAGACGGGATAGATAACGTCGGGAGCAGCTTGATAGATGCTGTCTTTGAGGTGTTTAAGGCTTATCGAGTATTGGGGGAACAAGACGGGAATGATACTTGAACTCGATAATATTATTCGCAGTGTGGCCGATATTCAACGGGCGGCACTGTCTGTTGAAAGTTGGCTTATATCTGATGCTGAGAGGAAGATTAAAGATGAATTGGTATCGCTTGCCGAAAAAATAAGACGTAGAGCGAAAGCGCTGGAAATAGAAATAATTGAGAAGAGAGTCGCGATTGATGGCAAAAAAAAGAGTTAAAAAGCCTATCCCTAAAGCCAAAAAGGCTGTTCGTCTGGAGAAGTATGAGAGTTCTTACGCTGTGCAGGTTGGCGTTCTTATCAGTAAGATACCTTTGAATCGGAAGGGGAAACTGGCTTTTGGTGTTATTGCCAAAGCTCTGGGGGTTGGGGTTAGTACAATGCTGAAATGGCGGACGCCGGGCGATAAACTGTTCAAGCCTGACTTCCTTGCGGCTATTGAGGTTGCCGAGGACCAGCTCCGTAAGAAAATTGCTTTGCAGTTAGAGAGCGTAGAACTCGGTAAGATCAATAGGGGCGTTGTCAAACGTGCCCAGGGCTATAAAAAGAAAAAGATAATTAAAGAGCCTGTGACCACAGGTCCAGCTCATCCACCATATTCGCGGTTCAGTAAAGACGATCTGATAGCTTATTCAAAATCCGTAGGCCTGCGGTTGAAGTTTGCTAAGAAAGATAAAAAAGGGGCTATCGAAATAGCGATCAGGAAGCGGATAGAGCAGCTGCAGATCAAGGAATTAGCTATTGTTCGCACTGAAGAGGAATTCATACCGTCTGATACTACGGCGGCTAAATACGCTAATCAGAATATGGGTAAAACTGAAGAGCGGTGGACGGATATTCAGAATGTGGATGTCGAGAGTCAATCATTAGCGGATATTCTGGCTAAAACAGGGATATTGAATAAAAAATGATAGCAACGGCACAGGAAAATCAAATAGCAGAGAAACTCATCGGCTACCGTCAGGATCCGCGTGGTTTCTATATTGATGTTCTTGGTATGCGGGAAGAATATATCTGGCCAAAGATGGTGGAGGTTGTTGAATCCATCAGGGATCACCAATTTACGGCAGTTCGTGCGAGCCATTCGGTATCGAAAACCTACGGTGCAGGTAGAATTGTTCCGTGGTTTAAGACCTGTTTTCAGCCCTCAACGGTAATTACAACTGCGCCGAGTGATAATCAGGTCAGGAACCAACTTTGGCGAGAGATACATGCTGCGTATGCGGGTGCTAAGATTCCACTTGGTGGGAAAATGACTACTCTAAGATGGGATGTTAAGCCCGCTTTGGATATTTTGCAAAGTCTGCCGCCGGAAGATAAGGAGGCATGGGAGAAGAATTTTGCGATAGGGTTCTCAACCTCGCCCGACTCGGCGAGCGAACATGCAACAAAAATGCAGGGCTGGCACAATACCTGGACGCTGACGTTGATTGATGAAGTGTGTGGGATAATACCGCAGATATGGCGGACGATTTTGGAAGGGCTGATTATCGACGAGCGATGTAAGCTTTTGGCTCAAGGTAACCCTACTGACCCTAACTGTGAATTTGCTAAGGCCTGTTTTAGTAGTGATACTGACAAAAACGAGGGTAAAGATACGTATACCAGTGATCAGGGCTTTAATGTTATAACTATCGATGCGAGAGATAATCCGAATTACGTTCAAAGAAAACGAGTGATTCCCGGACTGGCGAGCTATGAGTGGGTTGAAAGGATAATTAAAAAATATGGTATCGATGGTGATGGGACCAGAATGAGAGTTAAGGGTCTGTTTCCATCATATCAAGAGGGAACTTATTACGGTTATAAATTAGCGGCGGCCAAAAAAGAGAAGCGGATCTCTAACGAATATCGCCATGATACTACGCAACCGGTGTTTACGGCTACCGATACAGGTGATTGGTGGACTGCATGTATATTCTTCCAGTTGATCAGGGACAGGATACGACTGATAGATTGCTATTACGATAATTCAGGGCAAGGCCAGCCTGCCTGGGCGAAGGCACTCGATAGCAAACCTTATGTCTATGGAAAAGAACATTATACCGGCTGGGAGCATAAATACGGTAAGGCCGGCAGGTTCCAGACTGGAATGGCGACTAAGGACCTTGCAGCTCAACTCGGCTATAATATCGTGCCGGTGATAGAGCATGAATTTGAGGACGGAATTGAGGCGACGCGGAGTATATGGGAGCTGCTGGATATTAACGAACTCAACTGCCAGACTATTATCCAGGCAGCGAGCGGGTATGGTAAAAAGAAGAATGAGGCTTTGAGTACCGACGATAAACCAGCGTACCATTCCCAGCCGAAGGATACATGGCATAAGCATGTGATGGACGCACTAAGGCATTTGGCCGTTCAATATCGATATGGAAGGATTGGCGGCAGGCACATGGGCTTTGCTCACGCGGTACCTGCAGGGATGGGACTTGATATTGATATCGAAGAGGAAACGGATTATTTAAGGAGTTAGCGAAAATTGGTATACGAAAAAAATGATATTGATTTGAATACACTGGTAGAGAATTTTACCGGAGCGGCGGACTATCCGACAGATGTCAGCCTGGCAGAGTTGATAGAACGGCAGAAACAGCCGGACTTTCTTGTACTATTGTATGAGACGCAATATGATTTTCCGGTCGGAAAAGAAATTGACGGGTTTATGATAGCGTATCAAAAAAATGATTGCCTGTGGATACATCAGGTGTTTCACAGGCCACAGGCAGACCTGCAGCCAGGCAGAGAGGCGATGAGAATGGCAAAACAATGGGCAAGAAATAGGGGGCTAACGAGTATTATGGGAGAGACCAGGCGGAAGGAAATGGCGGCACTAACCAGACATGGGTTTAAAGAACATGCGGTGGTAATAAAATGCGAGATCTGATAAAAGACGAGTGTTTCAGAACATTTAATCCAGAGCATCCGACATGGCGTTATTTCGGAGGCGGAGGCGGAGGCAAAGGACCGAAGCCGCCGCCCACACCGGACCCGATACCAAAAAAGGTTGAAGTTGACGTTGCGGCCGCTGAAAAAGAGGAACGTGACCTCGCTGCAAAGAGGAGAGGCCGATCAAGATCGATACTGACCCGGGAACTGGACTTCGGTAGGGCGGAAACATCAAAAGCAGAATTGTTAGGATTATAAACAAAGGAAGGATTAAGTTATGAATAGTGACACAGGCCAGTTGATGACATTAACTGAAATGGAAAGATTAGATTTAAGTACACAAGAATTGTGCCTGCCTATAGATGAGCAGTTAATGACGCTTAGGCAACGACAAGAAAATCAAGTATCTAAATTTGATAATCGTTCGCCTTTGGGGCGGATTAGAATACAACATCGAAATTCCATAAGAAACAAACCCTGCCCTTGCGGGTCGGGGATAAAGTTTAAAAGGTGTTGTTATAAAAGAACAAAAGGACTGACGGGATAAATTATGGCTACTAAGTGGCAAGATGCTAATTTGTTCGAGCGGATAATGATCAGGCAAGGTGAGATGGTCGCTGAACGGCTTCCTTACGAAAAAGATTTCGAGGATATTATCGAGATATTCAATCCGGGTCTGTCAGAGTTTCAGGAGACTGCCGATAAGAAACGGATACGCGATACTTTCAATGGTACGCCGGCTTCGGCTCTTCGGATAATGAGTGATGGTATGCAGGGTTCTATCGTATCGAGATCGATAGACTGGCTTAAGTATACAATGCCTCAGCCGTTTTTCAAAGGTGTTGACGAAGTTATTGAATGGCTGCAGGCTACTGAAGATCATATGCTGGATGTTTATGCCAGGTCGGGTTTTTACGCTTGTCTTGGTCCTTATTTCAGGAGTGCACTTTCGGTAGGGACGCCGGCACTTATATCGGAAGAGAATATCCTTACAGGTAAGATTGAATGCACTCTCCCGCATCCACGGGAGAACTATTTTCGTTTCGATTCGTTTGGAGTTCCTGTCCAATATCACAGGCGATTCAAGAAGACGCTTACACAACTGCAGATAGAACTCAAGCAGCGACAGATAGATTATAAGGAAGTTTTATCACCAGCTACCCAGACGGCGATTAAGAACGGTTTGAATACCGATGTCGAGGTTATGCAGGTATATTACCGTGAAGATGACCCTATCTTCGATGGTCTTACTTTTTCAGGTCAATTCGGGGATATAAAGCCAGACAGGCCGTGGCGGATGTACCTGTTGGAAGTTGGTGCCGACGGCGGTGTCGCAGGTAATAAAAAACCGTTCGAGGCTTCCGGTTACTGGGCGAGGCCTCACGCTGTATGGCGCTATGAAATATCAACTGATGAGATATACGCCAGAACACCCGCGTGGTACAGCCTCCACGATGCAAGGGGCGAGATAATTGCCTCAAAGACGCTGATGGAGGCGGGGCAAGGGTATGTGGAGCCTCAATACTTTGCATCGTCGGATATGAGGGGTAAGATACGCAGGAAGCCCAGGTCAACTACTTATGCCAAAACAGCCGAATCGTTTGTTAAGGAGATGCCGCAGGGTGGTAAGAACTATCCTATCGGTGAGAAGGAACGCGACCGGATAGTAAATAACGTTGAACGATGGTTCGATGTCCAATACTACCAGATGATTATTCGTAATATGATGTCCGGTGGATCCCCGCAGACTGCAACGGCGTGGATCGGAGCGCAAGGCGAAAACGCACTACTGCGGGGTACGAATATCCAGAGGGTAGTAGACGATGCCCTGACCCCAATAGATGACACGTTCTTTAGTATCGAACTCAACGCAGGTAGAATGCCGGAGCCGCCTGATGTTATACTCGAAATGACAGATGGCCAGGTGGACGCGGAGTTTATAGGGCCGCTATTGCAAGCTCAAAAAAAGGCGTTTGCAGTCCGCAGGTACTTCGAAGGTAAAGGGGTTATCGATGGCCATATAGAGACCTTCCCGCAGGATGTGCATAAGATAAAGTCAGAACAGCTATTAGAAAAGACGCTCGAAGCTATAGGGTTCGATATGAATTCTATAAACTCCAAAGAAGAGTTCGCTGAAATAATGGCTGATATCGCGGCCAGAGAGCGGCAGAAAGAAGCCCTGGAAGCTGGTAGTCAGATAGCGGATGCCGTACCTAAACTGAGTAAGCCGGTAGAACCGAATAGTCCGATAGCGGCGATTGCGGAAGGAGTAGGATGATATGTCTGAAAAGAATCCACAGGTCGATAAGGATTATCAGGACTTGTTTTTGAAGAGTCCGCTTGGTCCGAAGGTACTGGGTAAAATGCTCGATGAGACTGAGTTTGTGAACATTGCGGCCAACGAAGAGCAGCAGATAGCTCAGAATACTATGAAAATGTTTCTTGCTCGCTGCGGGATTGGGTTTGGTATAACCGGCGAGAAGATGGTAAGGGCTTTGGTCGGTAAGAAGCTTGAGAATGTTCCGATAAGCGAGGAAGGAAGTTGAGATGACTATTGTGTGGTGCTTAGTAATATATGCGGTGTGGTTTGCAGGGTGTTCTACACTCCGAAGAGGTGAAAAATGATACAGGCAGCGGACAAACAGGGTCGTAACGACTTGTGTAATTGTGGTAGTGGTAAAAAGTTTAAGAAATGCTGTGGTCAGATGGCAGCTAAGGATATTACTATTCGAGATATTCTGAAATGTTTCTATTTACTACTCAAAGGAGCGAGTGAGCAGAATCTGGCTATACCTAAAGGGCCGATACCGTTTTCGAGGAAGATGATAGAGGAAGTGCCGGACGATCTTGTTAATGAGATATTGATCGCTGATAACCCTAACTTCCTTATCCTGACGGTAAAGAAAAAGAAAGAGTCGCCAATAATCCTATCGAGTAATAAACTGGTTACGAGACCAGGTAAAATTAACCATTTTAAGAATTGAAGGAGTAGAACGGAATGAGAACAGTAGCAAAGGGCGTAATTTATGGTGTGATAGTATTAGTGATCCTGTTGAGTATTTTAATCTTTTCCGGATGTAGCGAAACGGTAAAAGTAAAGTCAAGTGACGAACTGCTTCAACCGCAGGCCGTTAACTCCGAATTGGTCTGACGGCGGCACAGATAGAAAAGGCTGACGAGATAATGGTCGCACTCGGTGGTAAGGCAGGCGTTTACACTCTGCCGAAAGAATAAAAAGTTGAAAATTTAGGTACAGATTTACATTGATTT